AGGTATTTTTGTGAGGGCCAACATTCTCCTGTCTCATCATTAGCATTGTCTGATAGAAGGATAAGAATCATTTTCTCAGACGTTGTGAGGTCAAGGTCTAGTGCCTTGAGTATTCTTCTTAGGCTCATAATTTATCCTAAAAAATTAGACGAACTTGGGATTATACTAAATCCACATGATATAATCAACCAATGAAAAGCAGGAAGTACATGCAGTGGGTAGCGGAACACCCATGTATTCACTGCGGAACACACCCTGTCCAAGTCCACCATCTAAGAAGCAGTTCTCTTGGGGCAGGCATGGGCAGAAAAGTTCCTGACTATTTCACCATACCAGTTTGTCAGCAGTGTCACTCGGACTGCCACTCTCTGGAACACGACAAGGAGACACAGTACAGATGGACGTTGCAGATGATAGGGAAAGCGATGGAGTGTGGCGTACTAAAGATGTCTTAGTATCCATAGAGATTGAACACGATGGCGAACCGGACGATGAGATTATGAGAGCCATAATTTCCCAAGAGTTAGACCACAACATATATGTCAACAACAACGTTACGTATCGGGTTGAGGTCAAGAACATAACCTTCATGGATAAACTAAATTGATAGAAGACAGAGCAGTGGAGACACTGGAAAGAATCGACAAGGTTTTTGAGGATGACATATACCCCAAGTTGCTTTTCGTACACACAGAGATGGGGCCTTACAAAGAAATGTTAAGGGGGGTGTTCATAGAGGGAGCAACCGTAGGTATGAAGGAACTATTCAAGGAGATATCAGGTGAAGAGGTACGTGATAAGATCAGAAGACATTAAGTGGAGATGCATAGATGCCGTCACTGACATAGACCTAGACGGTAAGAAGCAAGAAGTCATAATCAGGGAGCATAAAAATAGTCGTAGCGTGGAGCAGAACAATCTATTCCATGCTATAATTAGGGCCTTGGCAGAAAGCACAGGACACAGCGTAGAAGAGATCAAGGAGTATGTCAGTCAGGAGTATCTTGGTAGTGCAGAATACACAGGACTCGACGGCACACCCAGAACCAGAGTACGCAGTACCTCTGAACTTGATGTCGAGGAGATGTCGGGCTTGATCGAAAGGGTCAAGCAACTAGCAAACCAACTCAATGTACGAATGGAGCATATTGAATATGGATGACATGACTGAAGAAGAAATTCAGGAGATGGAAGGCCAAGAGGAATACGAGCAGACCGTAGCCCAATGGCAACAGTGGGAGGAAGAACATGTCGGTAAGTAAACGAGACTTCCTCAATGACTTGGTTAAAGAGAACGACCTCATAGTTAAGGAGGACATCTTTAACCTTGAGCGAGGCGGAAAGAATATCCCTATCATCACAAGGACAGGGATTGAGAAGATACAGTACGCCAACGATATCAAGGTATCGTTTGAACTGATGAGCGTACCGCCTCAGAAAGACTTTGCAGTTGTGAAAGCAGTTGCAACGAAGGGTGACAAAACCATTGAAACCTTTGCCTCTGCGTTGTTTGGCAAAGGAAGAGAGGGGAATGTCACAACGTTGTATGTCGTAGAGATGGCAGAGAAGAGAGCGTTGTCACGTGCTGTACTCAAACTATCCGGCGCATACAAGTATGGTGTTTATGGTCAAGATGAATCAGAGGAATTTAAGAATGGCTAAGAAGAAAGTAGCAAAGAAACCCGCTAAGAGAATAGCGAAACAGATCACTGATGAGCAAAGGGAGTTACTTCTAAAACTTATCAACAGTTCAAGCGATGTTCTTAGAGATGTTTTAGAGGTTGGATCAGCGATGGCTAATGACTGTCTGGAAACTCAATCTGCTATACATAATCTGGCAAAAGAGTTTAACTTCAAACAAGAACACTATTGGAGTCATTGGAAATGAGTCACTGGTATGACAAGGAAGGCAACCCGCATTACGAAATTGAGGGCAAGACAGGTATGCGTAATACCACCTTGCGTGACGCTCGTAAACATGATTGGGTTCCTTCCGTGTCTACCGTTTGGAAAGATGTGGTTGCCTCTCCCGGTTTGAACAGATACTTTCAAGACCAGTTGTTTGGGTCAATGCTAGAATCAAGACAGTTCTGGGATGAAGAGGAGTCAGCGTTCAAGAAGCGTGTGTTTGCATTGTCCAAAGAGCATTCGATAAAGTCTGCTGAGAGAGGGACGTACATGCACAACCTGATTGAACAACAACTACTCACTGGAAGTTGTGGATCACAAGACCCAAACGAAATACACATGGTCATGCAGACTCTCGCAAAGATGAAAGAAGTTTGTGGCGATCAGGACTGGAAGGTGGAGAAGTCATTCGCTCACCCAATGGGGTACGGAGGTAAGATAGATGTGTACTCTGATGAGTGGGTGGTTGACTTCAAGACCAAGGAAGTTTTGGATGAAGGTAAGAAGCCTGATGTGTACGACTCTTATGGTGTACAACTGGCGGCTTACAATCACGGGATAGGTGGAGGCAGGAAACTCCTCAACCTTTTTGTATCGTTTTCTTCTCCCGGTTATGTAGCAGAACACCAATGGGAAGAAAGAGGGAGGCTGTTTAGTATGTTTGAAGCGGCCTTACAATTATGGAAACTAACCAAGAGGTATGATGCTAGATGGCAAGCGTAAACAAAGCGATATTAGTGGGTCACGTTGGCAAGGAACCTGAGTTCCGCGAGACTAAATCGGGAGACACAGTAGCGTCTTTCTCACTGGCAACCAACAGCGGTTACGGTGAAAACAAGACAACCGATTGGCACAGGGTTGTGTTCTTTGGTAAGACTGCCGATGTAATCAAGCAGTACGTAAACAAGGGATCACAAATCTATGTCGAGGGAAGAATTGCTAACCGTTCATATGAGGACAAGGAGGGAATCAAGAGGTACGTAACAGAGATCACAGGGTACACAATGCAGATGCTAGGAGGTGCAGGAGGAGAGAAGCACACCGCTGATGTAGTCGAGAAGGGAGAGGATATTCCCTTCTAATGTAAGGTCATTGAACTATGACCTAGCAGAGCATATGAAGTATTCATTTGCTAGATACTGCTACCGTAAGTCGAGAAAAGACTCCTCAAAAAACTGGAGCGATGTATTCAAAAGTTTTTGGGGAGTCTCTCTTGAAGAGTACATAGAGTACGCAATCAAAAAGAATCTGAAAGACGATTACGAGGAACTTGAATGTCATTTTACAGAGAAGTAAGGTTTTTTAAACGGTCACAGGGAACAAGGACTGTGATCCTTCAGCAATATCCAGTGATCATAGATATCGGGGCCATATGTTGGGCCAAGAAATCAAACAGAAAGCAGGAGGTACTAGCGCAAGACATGGCATCCAAGAGTACCTTCAAGGACATCACCGTGTATGAGATAGGCCTTGCCGATAACAGCAAGTGGATCATCCCAATGTCTGAGATAGCCAAGTTGGAGATCGAAGTAGACGAGGGGCCTGTCACGTTATGAACGAGTATCAAAAGTTTATACACAAGTCTAGGTACGCCAAGTATCTGGATGAGCAGAAGCGCAGGGAGACATGGGAAGAGACAGTCGAGCGTTACGTAGACTTCTTCCAGAACAGAACGTCCATTAATCTGGGGCCTGTGCGTGATGCCATCATTAACATGGATGTCATGCCTAGCATGAGGTGCATGATGACTGCGGGTAAAGCATTGGACAGGGATGCAGTCGCCGGATATAACTGCTCGTACCTTCCTATCGACAGCCCAAGAGCATTCGATGAGTGCATGTATGTTCTCATGTGTGGCACAGGAGTTGGCTTTAGTGTGGAGCGAGGCTACATAAACATGCTACCTCACGTAGCAGATGAGTTCCACGACAGCGATTCGGTTATCGTTGTAAGGGATAGCAAGATTGGGTGGGCAAAGGCCCTCAAGGAACTGGTCAGCCTGTTGTATGCGGGGCAGGTTCCCACATGGGATGTGTCCAAGATCAGGCCTGCGGGTGCTAGGCTCAAGACATTCGGGGGCAGGGCATCAGGCCCAGAGCCACTGGAAAAACTGTTCCGGCACTTTGTCAGCGTGTTCAGGGGAGCATCAGGCAGGAGACTAAACTCCATAGAGTGTCACGATCTGGTGTGCTTTATCGGGGAGTCAGTGGTAGTCGGTGGTGTGCGTAGATCAGCCACTATCTCGCTGTCCAATCTGACTGATGATCGTATGCGTCATGCCAAGTCTGGTCAGTGGTGGGCTGAGAATCCTCAAAGGGCTTTGGCGAACAACAGCGTATGCTATACAGAGAAGCCTGACATGGGTGTATTCCTGCGTGAGTGGACTGCCCTGTACGAGAGTCGCAGTGGGGAGCGTGGCATCTTCAATCGTGAAGCCGCAAAGAGCATGGTTCCAGAGCGCAGAGACAGCGACTATGAGTTCGGTTGCAACCCCTGCTCTGAGATTATTCTCAGGCCAAAGCAATTCTGTAATCTGTCGGAGGCTGTATGCAGAGAGGGCGATACGCTTGAGGACATCAAGAACAAGGTAGAGATCGCCACTATCATTGGCACTCTACAGTCCACGTTAACTGACTTTAGGTATCTGTCTCCCGCATGGAAGAGGAACACTGAGGAAGAGAGACTGCTTGGCGTTAGCCTGACAGGTATCATGGATTGCCCTGTTGTTATGAACGCCAGTGCAGATGAGTTGGAGTCTCTCAAGACTCACGCTATCAGGGTAAACAAACAGTGGGCAAAGAAACTTGGAATCCCAGAGAGTACCGCCATCACTTGTGTCAAGCCGTCAGGTACGGTCAGCCAACTTGTGAACAGTGCATCAGGGATACACCCTCGCTACAATTCACACCTGATTCGGAGGGTTCGCAACGATAAGAAAGACCCTCTATCACAGGCCCTCATTGACTCTGGAATACCGCACCACACTGACCCATACAATGCAGAGGCTTGGGTGTTTGAGTTCCCTCAGAAGTCTCCCAAGAAGTCTCTGACCCGACATGACCTGTCAGCCTTGGAGCATCTTGAGATATGGAAGAGATTCTCTATACACTGGTGCGAACACAAACCGTCAGTCACTATCTACGTCAAGGAGCATGAGTGGGTAGAGGTAGGCGCATGGGTGTGGCACAACTTTGATATTGTATCTGGCGTGTCCTTCCTGCCTAGCGCAGACGAGGCTCACTCGTATGAGTCTGCTCCCTATGAGGACTGTGATGAAACAGAGTACAAAGAGAGAGCCAAGCAGATACCAAAGGAGATTGACTGGGACTTGATCCTTGAGGAAGAGGACGTTACCACTAGCAGTCAGGAGTTTGCCTGCACAGGAGGTGCTTGTGAACTGTGAAACACAATGAACGTATCTCTAAACTTCGGTGAACAGGTTGTATGTAAAACTTTAGCAAAGCAAAGGTACGAACTGGCTAGAAAAAATGGCAGACCGGATCAACAGATAGGAAAACAATCATCAGAACAAACTGATCTTGAGGGCATTGGCGGGGAAATAGCCGCAAGCAAAGTATTAAATGTATACCCAAGCCTGATACTTGAGCCTGACTCTGGTTGGGATATTAAGTATAGAGGGATAAAGATAGATGTAAAAACAACAAAGTACAAAACTGGAAAATTAGTTGCCAAGTTAAACACAAGATCGGAAGAGGTTGATGTTTACCTGTTGGTAACAGGAGTGTTTCCAGATTATATCATAAGGGGGTTTGCCTTAAAAGATGAATTACTATCTGATAAAAATATAAACGACTTGGGGCATGGGCCGGGGTATACATTAACTCAAGATAAATTGCGTCCTATAGATGAACTATACACCTAATGGCTAATTCCCCTTGGCCTCTACAAGAGAGCGACATAACTGAGAGCCTGTGTACCAAGTGCGCTTTATGTTGCGAGATTGAAATCAACCCCAGTTGGAAAGACCCAAGGAAGATGCAGTGGTTACATGCCATAGTAGAAAAGCATGACCACATTGAAGCCACAGAAACTGGCATCAAGATTAGATGCTCTCACCTAGTAGACAACTACAAGTGTGGCATATACGAGGAGCGACCTCAAATGTGCAGGGACTTTAACTGTGTCGCATGGGCCAAGGTCAGTAACAACAGGGAACAGTACAACAAGGTATTGGAGATCGCTAAATGAACCTTCTTATAATTCCTGATGCACATACCAACCCAGACTATGACAATGAGAGGTTTACCCATCTGGGTAATTTCATTGTGGAACACAAGCCAGAGTACATAGTATGTCTGGGTGACTTTGCTGACATGCCATCGCTGTCTTCCTATGACAAGGGAACCAAAGGCTTTGAAGGCAAACGTTACAAGAAAGATATACAGAGTTGTATTGAAGCCCAAGAGAAACTTATGGAACCGTTGAGGGCGCACAACGCCCAGAAGAGGAAGAACAAGGACAAGCAGTACAAGCCCAAGATGCACATGTGTCTTGGCAACCATGAGGATCGCATCAGCAGGGCGACTAACTCTGCGCCTGAGTTAGATGGAGCCATTGGTATCAGTGACCTACAGTACGAGAAGAACGGATGGAAGGTTACTGCATTCAAGTCAGTACTGACTGTAGCAGGGATATCCTTCAGCCACTACTTTACCTCTGGCATATCTGGAAGGCCCATCAGTAGCGTCCACCTTGGCTTCACGCTGGTTTCTAAACTACACTGTAGTGCGGTACAGGGTCACACCCATTTGTACAACCATTCTGAACAGACGAGGCCTGACGGTCAGAAAATATTCGGTCTTAGTGCCGGATGCTATAGTCACCCCAAGTACTCTGAGAACTGGTGCAGAGACACTGAGCATCAGTGGTGGAGAGGAGTGATTATGTTAAACCAACTAGATGGTGAGGGTTACTACGACGAGATAGTCGCCGTTACTCAGCGGAAACTGTCGAGGGAATATCAGTAATGGACACCACGCAACCGATGGGGAAGGCAGTTATGCCAAAGTAGTTGCCCTCCGCATCCTTGGTGTTGGCAATCTTCAGCACCCTTGAGTCTTTAACGATGAGGTATCCGACAGACCAAAAGTTTTGCGGCTCTATCTCATCTTCTTTTTCCCACCCTGCTGATGCGTAGATGTCTAACCATTCTACGCATACCAATCTCACAGCGTCCTCT